CGGGACTCCGTCGAATAGCGACAATCCAAACCCGCCGACAAGCTCGCAGAGTTTGCCTCGGACTGGAAGCGGTATTGGAACGCAGGTGGCCCTTGCCTTTGGTCTGATGCTCACAGGCATCTCTCTTATGGGGCTTGGCCGACGGTTTGGTCGCCGATAATATCTACAAACAACAGCAAGGGGAATAAACATGAAGCGATTGATTGCGGGGATTATCCTCGCTTTGGTCACGTTGATTGCGATTGGGGGTATTACCAGTGTTGCTCGAGCTGAGCAGCCAGAGAAGACCTTCCCAAAAGCCGTCCCAGCAGCCGAAGGCCCAACTGTTGCCGCCGCCAATTACGCAGTAGCTGTCCCGTGTGAAGCGGGAACAACTATTCGTGTGCGGTATAATAGGCCTCTGCCATGCGAACCGAATTCAAGTAATACGGTGAACGTGTGGTGGCCCAAGAATTGGGGAGCTAATCATGTTCAGAGTTTGTGCGCCGAGATGGGTGGTATTTATGTCGCCGGTCCTCGTGCTCGCAATTGCTATGACGTTGACATCGGCAGCATTTCTAGCAATGGTGTCGTCAGTGTTACGCAAGGACTGAGAGTTCAGGCGGATGCGCAAGCGGCGTGTCCTTCGGCAACCCCAGTGCTTCAGAAACATAACGAATTGCCCGATTGTAACTACGATGGTGACAACGTGGTCATCTTCTGGTGGCCTCAGAATTACGGTCAAACATTCGTGCAAGGTGAATGCGCAGATATCGGAGGTAAGTACGAACGTGCTCGTCCTTCGAGAGCAATGCATTTCTGCGTAGACGTGGATTTCTAGTCCACACCGATTGGTTGTAGGTGACTGCGTAAGTGGAACCTTCACACATCTATTGACTAAGGAGTAATCGCAATGGTGACGGGTCGTGTTTATATGAATTTCTTCAAGCTTCGCCGACGAAAGTATGTGTGGTACATACTCGTAACGATCAACGACGTTGACAGCTACACATTGGCAGGTGTTTCAAAGCACCCGCCTACCGAGCAAGAGCTCATAGATCAATTATGCGAGAGAGAAAAGATAGGCCCATTCACAAGAATTTAATAAAGGAGTAATCATGACTACATCAGTTCCTTTGAACATGGCAGAGACCGTGTGGGTGACAACCTTCTACGGCGGGCAAGAACGTGGGACATGTTTCGACGTCTCAGTACGAACTGGGGAAGACACACAAGTCACTGCGACCTTTACGCTCGAGGAGTTCGCCACCCTCGTCAAGGCGTACGGGCAAGAGAAGACCTTCGCAAAGCCGGCGTTTCATTAATCGTGCAGCCGTAGTTTTTTTGAGAAAGGAAATCATGGATAATTTCTTTGAAGTATGGAGAGGCGTTAGTTACACCGATCCGAAGGAGTTGCTGAGAGCTCGAGCCGAACAGACGACTCTAGATGGTGACGAATGGATGGCTATTCCGGTAGAGCTTGCGTTGAAGGCTACCGTCGTATACAAGCAGTGTCCAGCTAAGACGGTCGTCAACGGAGATCGATTCACTAAAACGCTTATCGAGATCCGATGCGAGAGAGATTTGGATCCTGCCACCAACCGTCACAGCGGTTCACACGTTAACGGACGCATAACTTGGGCGTGATTTGTTTTTTGACCCTTTGTACATTTTATTAGAAAGAGGAAATCATGAATAAGAAGATTGTTAAGATCGTACCTTATACTGATCAAGCCGGTGAATACCGTTGGCGGGCAGTGTCTCGTAATGGTCGTATCATCGCCGATTGCGCAGAAGGCTATAGCACGAAGGATGCTCGTGATCGAGCGATCAAGCGTCTGATTTGGCAAACGATCTTGATCGAGGCGTAATGAATATGCGGAAGAGGGCGTTCATTCCTTGTTTCCGTCATGGCACGTTTACATACAGTTGTCATGATTGTCTCGTGGAATCAGTTATCCAACTGAGCAAGATCGTCGAGAATCAGGAACACCCTAAGAGAAAGCGTTGGTGGAGACGGAAGTGAATAGTAAGGACATCTTTATCGGTTGCCCAAGGCATCGAGGGTTTGATTATAACTGTCACCCGTGTTTGGTTGAGACGACTCGTCGGCTCTGTGATCATGTCCGTAAGATTGAAGAACAGGAAGAGGCGGTGCGAGATGATCGACGGCTCCTGTGATAGTTGTGTGTGGGCTGTACCGACGGTTACGTCTGATGAAGATCTGATCTTCAAATGCCGGAGATACCCACCGCAGGTATTTGCGTTGGATGGTATCCATGTTACTCAGACGTTTCCGGACGCAGTTAATAGATGCGGAGAGTACAAGAAACAGAGGAGGTGAATAATGCCTTTAAGACTCGCCGAAAATCAATGGTTCATGGTGTCAAGAGATGGATACATCAAAAGCCTTGAACATGGCGTAATGGATGAGGAGTTGGCAAAAGAACGAGTATTGATGTGGCCAGATCAATACATCGGTGTGGCCACTATTGATCGCTCAAATCGTTTAATTGTCTATCGATACATACGAGATAAGCAAACTAAAACCGGCAACATAACGTGGGTCAAAATGTCCAACCCAAGACTAGGAGGTGAATAATGAGTAATTATGAAGGCGAAATCGTTAAAACTATTTTTAGATATCGCATTCGATTGTATTTAGGTCATACCATTTATCCCGGACGAAGAATTAGGAAGTGGGTTTCTGAACCTACTCGAGGTATCTATATGGTCCCATGGCGGGATCGTGTTCTGGGGTTACAGTGGAGAAAGATTACTTAGAGGAGGTGAATAATGGCTGAACTTACAAGTATACCAGCAGTTATCTATAAAGACGACTCGAATAAGCAATGCACGATGGTTCTTCTTGCTGATGAAGATGGTTGGATGATTGTAGGTGACGATGGTGTTTCATACTTTGATAGCACAGACGACATAAAAAAGTTCATTGCTGATCCAGAGTATAGATCTTGCCCGAACATTAAAGACACTATCTTAGCATACGAATTTGTTATTTCAATAGCCGAACAACTGAGGAGGTGAATAATGGAGCTGATGGACCACCAGAAAGAGGCTATTGCACAACTAGGTAATGGAAACATCTTGTACGGAGGCGTTGGAAGTGGGAAATCAGCTACCGCCATCGGTTACTATATGCAAGCAGAAGAAGGAAAGGATATCTATGTCATCACTACAGCTAAGAAACGTGATAGTCTCGATTGGCTCGGAACAGCTGCTAAATTCGGAATCGGTGAAACAAGAGATAGTTCGGTTAGTGGAACAATTACAGTCGATTCCTGGAATAACATTGGGAAGTATACTGGGATTGACGGAGCGTTCTTCATTTTTGACGAACAGCGTCTGGTTGGATCTGGAGTTTGGGTCCGAAGCTTCATCAAGATCGCTAGAAGAAATGATTGGATCCTACTTTCAGCAACACCTGGAGATACCTGGATTGACTATGCACCAGTCTTCATTGCCAATGGGTGGTACAGAAACATAACGGATTTCAAGATACAGCACGTGGTCTATGCCCCACATGTGAAGTTCCCGAAGATCATACGGTATCAAGGCCAGGAGAAATTGTATAGATTACGTAATAACATCTTGGTCGAGATGCCGTATGACAAACACACTAAGCGGGTAGTCAATTATCTAGAGATGGGGTATGGCAAAGACCTGTGGGATAAGGCGGTTAAGAATCGTTGGCACGTGTATGAGAATAGGCCGATCGTCGACGTGGGCGAGCTCTTCAGGGTGATGAGGAAGATTGTCAACACTGATCCCAGTCGTTTGGAAACGATTGTTAATTTGATGAAAGTTCATCCACGTTTGATCATTTTCTACAATTTTAACTATGAATTGGATATTCTGAGGTTGCTTGGTGGGAGTTTCTATAACGACGGTACCTATGAAGTTGCTGAGTGGAATGGTCATCGTAAACAACCTATACCGGATAGTGAACGATGGGTATACCTGGTTCAGTACGTGGCAGGTGCCGAAGCGTGGGAGTGTATCAGTACGGATTCTATGGTGATGTACAGTCTTACATACTCTTACAAAAATTTTATACAGGCACAGGGCAGAATTGACCGTTTGGACTCTCCCTTCACAAATCTCTACTATTACGTGTTATTGAGCGATGCTCCGATCGATAAGTCGATTCGAGAAGCCTTGAGTAAGAAAAAGAACTTCAACGAGCGAAATCTATCTCTCGAAGTCGATTCTTGGTGAAAATCTTGTGAAATAATAGGTTTGAGGGACCGAAATGGCCAAATCTTGTGGACAAAACCACTATCTCTATTCTTTTTAAAAATTGTGAGGTTTGTACATTAATAGGTGTACTAAGTTAGCAAAAAAAGAAAAGAATAAGGAATAGGGTTTTGGGCGTCAGATTTGGCCATTTCTCCAAAATTGTGATCTGGCCAAAAATGTGGCCAAAAATGGACGAAAGTAGAACAAATGTGGCGTATGAGTAGCGACATTCCAACAATTCAAGAACAGCTAGTTTCTGAAAAAGAGTTTTGTGATCGAGTAATTGAAGAACTCAAGAAGCATGGTTGGGGTGATTTTCATTATTGGGTTGGGCCTCAAGATCCGGCTATTGTGGCGTTGATCACCGAGCATGAACAACGACGGGGTGGTATATGAGTGCATCAGATAGACGATATTTAAGAAACGCTCCTGAACATTGGGAACGTGTTGAAGAGTTTCCCGATTACTGGGTTAGTAATCATGGTCACGTTCAGAACTTTCGGACAAGACACGATATGGCACTAACTCAAAATCATGGGAATGTTGTCAAAGTTAATTTTAGACAAGGAGGGAAACTTCATACTCGTTCGGTTGCGGTGTTGGTAGCGGAGTTGTTTGTAACACCTCCGCATCCTTTTGAGGAAGAGTCAGATACTCCGATTCATTTGAATGGGGACCCAACCGATAATCATTGGGTCAATTTAGCATGGCGTCCGAGATGGTTCGCTTGGAAGTATACAAGACAATTCAACATTGAGCAAGTGTATGACTATCACTTTCCTGTGTTTGAGAAATTTACTAATAAACGTTTTGACACGGTGATGGAAGCTGGTGTAGATGAAGGTGTTTTATGGGAACACATTGCGACAGCAGCTGCGTGGAATAGTACTGCTCCTGAAGACGCAAAGCGTTTAGTATATCCAACTGGTGGGCAATATGAATGGGTATAGTTAGGATGTACAAGGACGCATGAAAAACATCGGCTATAATAGGAGGGATGCACGGAATGTGCATTTCATTTAATTTTTGAAGGAGGTGTCATGTTTTACGGGCTCGAGCTTGTGGCCCTATTAGCAACAGACGGTGGTACTACTGCAGCAATTGTTATTGCGATCTTTACTCTTTTAGGAACGTTGAGTGCTAACATTGTTACATGGACCAAAGCTAAAAACGATGCTCGTAATGCTCGTACCCAACTTGATCAAGATCGGAAACGATCGAACGTTGAAGTTGCGCAAAACGTAATGTCAGAAACGATCACCATTTTAAACGAAAGATTGCATTCAGAGAGCGAGGCGGCGGACTTGAAACTGAAAGCTATGCAAGCTGCGCATCACGCTGAGATTGAAAGTATAAAGACTCAACATAAAGCAGATATCTCTCGTCTAGAAAAGAAAATTGCTCGTCTCACAGAGCAGTACGAACAATGTAAAACACAAAATAACGAGCTGATTCAGGAGCTCGCTAAATTTCATAGAGAGGAGTAGTAATGGAAGAACCTCGTCCGGAAGATAACATGACGGTTGAGGAAGCACAACAAATTATACAAGAAGAACATGATAATCCAACTGTTCTTATGACGGATGATGTGTATCCGTGGTGGTCGAAACTAAAAGCACCGTTACTGCTTATGTCAGCAGTTGTTGCAGGATTATGTTTGGCTCTTTTACTTCTTTCTTTTACGGTGAAAAGTCTGGCTAATGAGCGTAACAAGCAGGATGCAAAAGATGATTGTTATTCGTTATTTTCTAATGCGTCTGCCGAAGCCGTTGGCCAGGTGCGAGCAGCAGCTGGTGCAGTAGATAATGCCGGATGGACCGCTCTTGCTATTTTTGCTAGAGAGGGAACGTTGGCAGATTTAGACATTGAACATTTGAACCTGCTCATTTCTCGTTCTGAGGATGCTCTAGATCTTGATAAGCGTCGACTTGCAGAAAGAGAAGATTGGATCGTTGCAGGTAGCCCATTACCCTGCCCGATTGGACCGCCTTCTCGGGAGGATTAATGCGTGAAAACCAATATCAGCGCCAATTGATAAAAAGACTGCAAGATCGTTTTCCGGATTGCGTGGTCCTTAAGAATGATCCAAGACACATGCAAGGCGTTCCCGATATTATTATCTTGTTTGATAATACCTGGGCCATGCTAGAAGTTAAAATGGATGCATCTTCAAACATTCAGCCGAATCAGGAGTATTACGTGAAGTTGTTTGGGCAAATGTCCTATGCTTCATTCATTAATCCTGATATTGAAGAGGCGGTATTAGATGAACTTCAACGATCACTCGGACTTAGCCGGGAAGCACGCATTTCTTAGTCCTAGTAATTATCACTGGATTAATTACACAGATGAAACACTGAATGCCCGATACCGTGCATCTAGGGCTGCACAAAAGGGCACGGAATTACATGCGTTTGCGCATGAAGCAATTCGTTTAGGCATTCGTTTACCAGACGATGCAAGAACCGTGAATCTGTATGTTAATGATGCAATTGGTTATAAAATGACTTGTGAAGTTGCGCTGTATTATTCAGACAACTGCTATGGTCATGCGGATGCGCTTTGTTTCCGTCAAAACCTATTACGCATTCACGATTTGAAAACAGGCGAGATTGAAGCGTCACATCATCAACTTGAAGTGTACGCCGCTCTCTTTTGCTTAGAATACGTACTTACACCATTTGAAATTGAGACCGAACTCCGTATTTATCAAAATAATGAGTTTCGAACGTTCCTACCGTATCCAGAAGCGATCGCTAGAATCATGAACAAGATTATAACGTTCGACATGCAAATCGAAGAACTCAAAATGAAGGAGGGTTAATGCGTATAAATGAAGAAGACTATTTGATGCACTATGGCATCCTCCGTAAGTCGGGTAGATATCCATGGGGATCTGGTGGTACAGTAGAACAACGTAGTAGAACCTTCTTAGATACCATCGAGGATCTGAAGAAGCGTCTTGGTTGGGGTGATGCTCAAATTGCCGAGGGAGTTGGCATGTCTACTACTGAACTGCGTGCCGCTAAGACCATAGCAAAGAATGCACAAAAAGCAGCTGAAATTGCAATGGCGCAACGTTTGAAGGATAAAGGTTATTCGAATGTTGCTATTGGCGAGCGTATGGGAAAGAATGAATCATCCGTAAGAGCATTGCTTGCTCCTGGAGCTTCAGATAAAAGCGATGTGTTGACCAATACTGCTGGTATGTTACGTTCGGAGGTCGATTCGAAGGGCCTTCTGGATGTTGGTAGTGGTGTTGAGAATCATCTGGGTGTTAGTAAAGAGCGCAAAGATACTGCCATTGCCATGCTTGCTGAAGAAGGATACACAGTTCATTATGTGAAGGTGCGTCAGATTGGAACAGGAAAAGATACCACAGTTAAAGTCTTGGCGCCTCCTGGTACTACGTATTCAGAAGTGTTCAAGAATCGTGACAACATTAAAACCATTGGTAAATGGTCGGATGATGGTGGTAGAACTTCCTATGGTATTGTCGATCCTTTGTCAATCAGTTCTGATCGTGTTGGGATTACGTATGGGAAAGATGGTGGTAAGAATCTAGATGGTGTGATTTATGTGCGACCGGGTGTTAAGGATGTAAGCCTTGACGGTTCTCGGTATGCTCAGGTTAGAATCAAAGTTGGCAACGATCATTACATTAAAGGTATGGCTATCTACAAAGATGATCTGCCTGATGGCGTTGATCTTATGTTCAACACTAACAAAGAAGATACCGGGAATAAACTCGACGCACTTAAATCATTGAAGGATGATCCAGACAATCCGTTTGGTTCTTCCTTTCGTCGTCAGATCATTGAGAAACTTCCAGATGGTACTGAGCGTGCAACATCAGTAATGAACATTGTGAACGAAGAGGGTAACTGGACTACGTGGTCTAAGACGCTTGCTTCTCAAGTTCTATCAAAGCAGAATCCTGAATTAGCTAAAGCTCAATTGAAGATGACATTGGAACAACGTCAGAAAGACTTTGATGAGATCAGTGCTCTTACAAACCCAACAGTTCGTAAGAAACTTCTTGAAGAGTTTGCTGATGGTACAGATGCAGCATCAGTACATCTGAAGGCCGCTGCTTTACCAAGACAGAGATGGCAAGTCATTCTACCTATCGATAGTCTACCTGAAACTCAGATCTATGCACCTAACTTTGAGAATGGTGAGCGAGTCGCATTGATTCGCTATCCTCATGGTGGAACGTTTGAGATTCCTGAATTGACTGTTAATAATAAGCATGCGCCATCGAAGAAGATTCTTGGTACTCAACCTAAGGACGCCGTTGGTATCAACGTTAAGGTAGCTGAACGTTTGTCCGGCGCAGACTTTGATGGTGATACTGTCCTTGTAATCCCTAACAATCAGAACAAGATTCGTACATCGCCTGCATTACAACAGTTGAAAGGCTTTGATCCTGCATCTGCATACCCCGCATTCGAAGGTATGCCTAGGATCTCTGAAGTTCGTAAACAAAAAGAGATGGGCGATGTCTCTAATTTAATTGCCGACATGACTATCAAAGGTGCATCACATGCAGAGATAGCCAGTGCTGTAAAGCATTCAATGGTTGTGATTGATTCTGAGAAGCATAACCTGAACTACAAGCAATCTGCTATTGACAATGGTATCTCTCAGCTTAAGCAGAAGTATCAGGGTGGATCTAGATCAGGTGCAGCAACACTGATCACAAGAGCTAAGTCTCCTGTCAGAGTACCTGAAAGAATCCCCCGTCGTGCATCAAAGGGCGGGCCTATAGATCCTGCTACTGGTAAGCGAGTGTATGAATACACGGGACGTACGTATACAAACAAGAAGGGTGTTGTTGTACCTAGTACTAGTAAGTCTAAGCGCCTTGCTGAAGTAGATGATGCGTCTCTTCTTTCTTCTGGTACACCAGTGGAAAGAATCTACGTCGATCATTCTAATAAGCTTAAGGGCTTGGCTAACGAAGCACGAAAGCAAATGATTAACACCCCCCGCTCTACCTACTCACCCTCGGCAGCCAAGACTTATCAAGCAGAAGTTGATTCACTTACGGCTAAGCTCTACCTCGCCATAAGGAACCGACCGCTTGAACGGCAGGCCCAGATACTTGCCGGTGGTTTGATCCGCCTTAAGCGGGATGCCGAACCTAACATGGATCCTGATAGACTCAAGACCATAAAGTTCCAGGCATTAGAAGAGATGCGACGTAGAGTTGGGGCTAATCGTAACACCATACAGATCACACGTAATGAATGGGATGCGATTCAAGCCGGCGCTATCAGCGACTCAAGACTATCCTCCATACTCAATCATGCAGACATGGATAAGGTTAGAGAGTTCGCTACACCCCATCCCAAACTACTGATGTCTCCTGCTAAGACACAGCGTGCATCACAGATGCTGGCATCAGGATACACTCGTGCTGAAGTAGCTAAGGCTCTAGGTGTATCCATCACAACACTAGAGAGAGGACTCGAGTAATGCATACACATTGTAATGAATCGAGTCTGCTAATGAAGCTGGGGGTGTGCAATGATTGTTGCAATGTTGACAACGATTGACAACCCGTACTCACCCTTTGATGATTGGGGTTTATGGCTGGCGTGGGACATGCAAGCAGGGTATAACTCCTCTGCTCTCCTCGCCCGTATCGCCCAGACATCGCACGAGCTATCAGATAATGATTTTAATCTAGCAA